CTACATTTACTGACTGCCTTTGTCCAATTACTTGACCTTGCAAATGTGAATTAATAACTTCCCTTTCAAGTGCTTCTAATACTTTGGCTTTGGTTTGTTCTTCTTGTTTCTTCATTGCTTCATTTAACAATTCAAAATCCTTCTTTTCAATCGCACCTCTTTGCCACAATTTTTGCTTTAACCATTCTATCGGTGTTTGTTCTTTACTCATCTTTGTTTTGGTTTTAAGTTAAAAAATCATAAGACATTAATAACATTTTCTGAATAAACCATAACCAAAATAGCCATGCAAATAATCCACGGAATCTAATCTCATTTAAACTCCAATTAAATTTATGTTTAAGTCTTTTCATCTGTTAACCTTTTAATTATTTCTATTAGATATTCTACATCTTCTATAGCAGCCGATGGATTATCATAATAAAACTCATCCCTATTTGGATTTGAGAGTCCAAGTTCATTTTTGAAGATGTAATCTATTTCTTTTTCTGATAACTTTTCTTTACTCATCTTTGTTTTGCTTTAAGTGTGTTCCTATATAAATACCAAAGCATAGCCCTACTATAAATAATCCTACACTGATTATTATAAATTCAAAATCACTCATTTTTGTTTTGGTTTAAATATTTGGAAACCACTTATCTACTTTCTCCTGAGTTTTTTCATCTCCAAACAACATTGCAACAAGTCCTAAACATAAAATGCTTAAAATAATTAGTAGCATTAACATAACCATACCACCAGCTAAGAGTAATAAAAAACTACCTACAGAAGTAGACTGACATAATTTAACTGTTCCTAATCCTAAGCCATAAAGTAATGCAAGGTTGCAACAAATCCAGGTTAAATAACCCATTCCTAATAATAACTTTTTCATAATTAATTATTTTCCTTCTATTTGTTTTAATTCTCTATCCGTTGGTAACATTTTACACGGACATTCTTTTCTTGGTTTCATATTATAAATGGCTGCAAATAATAGTGCAAATACTCCTATATAAATCCAAAATCCAGAATCTTTTAATAATCTTTTCATTTTTCTTTTTCTAAATATTTATCAGATTTTATAAAAATCTTTATTCTTAACAATGCATCTAAAGATCCTGCTGAATAATCATCATGATATTTTTCACACTTTACTATTTGTTCATTTATATACTCTTCTAAAGTCATTTTTTCCATACTAACTTAATTTTGATTTAATAAAATCATCTGGTTTTATAACATCTTGCTCATATTTAATATGATTATAGAACTTATTATCTTTTGTATATAAACCACAATCTTTAATTCTCTGTTTTCTTAATTCTAAAATACTTATTGCAGCTATGTAATTATTATCTTCGTCTTCACTCTTTAACATTCCTAGAATATTATCCTTAGATTCTTCACTCAGGTAATCAAGATTAATTAAAAGATTTACTTCAGCTAAAAACATAAAAGGTTTAAAATCACCTTTTTTTGTCCCTGCATGATACATATACCATAAGTAACTTAAATTGTTACTAATGTTAGTACGAAACTTAGAACAAATGTTATAATGTTCTTCACATATATTTGCAATAAGGTTTTTAATTTTTTTATCTGTAAAACCTTTTACCATAACTAAAATATATAACGTATTGTATTCCAAGGTATAATTTCATTATGTAGATCAGTCCATTTCTTTATAAACTGTTCTTTATATACACGATCATACCTTATATTTTTACCACCATACTGTGATACTTTAGACTCTTGAATTTTTGGATTCCAAAGTAATTCTTCTCCTGGTAAATCATTATGAAGATTATACTTATGTTTATCTTCATTATGGGTAAGAAATATTACTTCAGCTTTAACAGAGTCTTTTGGCCAATGACTAACATAAGAGTGTTTATTAATCTCTTGAAAAAGTTCTTTGTAATCTTCTAACCATCCAAGATAAGCCACAACAGGGCTAAAATTTAAATGAACTTCATAACCAGCATCTAAAAAATAACATACTGCACCTAATCTTTTTGAAATAGATGCTGTAGCAGGTTCAAGTTTTTTCCTAATAATTTCAGGCATAAGACTAAATCTAATTCTGATCTTACGTTCTGGATTAAAACCTAAAAAGTTTCTATTTACATATTTTGTTGCAAAAGAACCCATAGCAAGCGGATGTTCCTTAAAGAAGTTAAAAATCTTTTCCCACTCATGATACTTAGCATGTAATGCAAAATCTTCATTACAGCTAATATCATAAGTTATAAATTCACCCGTTTGATTTGGTTTCTCTACATCAGCAAACCAAGCATGAGAATTAATCTCTGTTAGAATATCCATAGTGTTTGTTGCTATGTCTAATCCATCTGGCTTGTGTCTTTTCATATAACAATAACTACAGTTATATAAGCAACCATGTCCAAAACTTGGTGATATATAATCAGTAGATCTACCGGAAGGTCTAATAACCATAGACTTTCTAGTAACTTTAATTACCTTGCTCATTATTAATCCTCATCTTCTTTATGGACTCGTCTAAACTTTCTTTCGGCAATTTCCATCTTTTTAGCTTCTGATGAATTATTCTCTTTTGCATGTTGTAATCTAATATTTTCCATCTCTTTCTCATATTGTTTCCATTCATAAATTTGTAATTCTTTCATTCTAGCAACATCTGCTATAGTTAAATCTTTTGGTATTTCACCATTATTTGCATTACAGATTTCTATATATAAATCTTTCATTCTTCCCATACCTTTAAACTTTTTTCTAAAAGAAGTTTAATTGTAGTTCTTACATCTTTATGACCCAATATAATTCCAGAAGCTTTTAACTTATTATACATCTTCCGATTTATAATCAGTTCAACTTTAATATCTCTCTGAGGTTTCGGACTGTCAATTAAGTTAAAATCAAAAGGAAATCTTTGAGCATAAACATAAACATTAGATATATAATCTTTATTGTTATGAAATTGTACAGCAATTTTTTTATTATAATTTACTGTATATCTTTTATAACCGGTAAGATCTGCTATCTTATGTTCAGTAAGTTTAAATTTATAAGCTAGAATAGCTAGCAAATAACTTCTTTGATCTACTAAAACTCTTTTTCTGGATTTTTTATTAAGTTGTGATAAAGCATGTAGAACCTCTTTTTGTGAGTATTCTATCATATTTTACTTAAATCTGCATCTTCTTCCCCAAAGAATCTTTCTTCTTCTAGTTCAGTCAATGACTCAAACATTTGTTTAACTGTTTCTAAGATTAACATAGGTTCAATTGGTCTAAATCTTTCAGCATCATAGTACTCATAAGGAAATGAATCCTCAGTAAGTTCTATTTCTTCTAATTTAAATCCTAATTTACCATGTTGTAAACCCATCCTGTCTATTTGATAGACAGTATACATTTCACCTTCTTGGATCCATTCTTCTAATGGGATTTTATCAGGTTTACCTTCTGAATTAATGCATATAACTTTCATGGTTCTCAATTTCAGTTATTAATTCACATTTTTCTAAACCTGTTTTCATTTCAATCATATCTAAAATATCACCTTCTTTAATTGTACACTTACCAACATTATGTGTTATAACTACACATTGTTCTGCTTGTATAGGTGTATGATTACAAATATGAATTAAAGAAGATGCTACATATGCATAATCATGTACATTATCATTAAATAGTACTAACTTATATGTTTTATCATTAATCATATACTTATAATATACGAAAAATTACAGGGTTAAGTTAAATTAACCCTGTAATCTTTCCATAAAATTTTAGACTGATCAAAGCCTTCTAAAGCTTCTTTAACCCACTTTTCATCTATTGTATTCATATAACAAAGTATATGTACAATAGCTTTATCATCTGGGTTTAACCTTAAAAGTCTACCAATCCTTTGACTTGCTTTTCTTTCATTACCATATGAATGCATAATAATACCTTGTCTTAAATTAGGTATATTAACACCTTCACTAAGTTGTAAGACACAAGATAATTTACTTATATTACCTTCCTTAAATGCAATAAGATTATCTTCTGAATCTGGATTATTAGAATGATAACTATGTTGGCATAACTTATCAGCTTGATCTTGTGTATTTGCAAACACAATACATTTTGTTGGAATATTTCTTAATAAAGCTTTAGTATATTTTTCTTTACTAGGATATTCCATCATTGCTTTCATTCTCATAACCCGTAACATATGCATATTACCTGATCCTACATCAATTCTACGTGACCAGTAAGTATAATTCTGTTCTTCACTAGTCATCCAAGCTTTGGCATTCTTCATCTTAACAAGATAATTCTTGTCAGTAGATAAATTTATTTGGTGTACAATGATTTGATAATCATTTAGAATATTGTTTTCTACAGCATCATCTGCTTTGAATGTATAAACAATAGGGCAAAATTCATTTACTAATTTACCTTTCTCGGAATAACTTCTTTTAGGTGGTGTACCTGTCAAACCAAGTATTTTACCTTTATATAGTTGTAAGAATCCTCTATGGTTATCAAGAAGACTATGACACTCATCTAAGTAAACAGCATCATAATCATTAGGATCATGTTTGTTTAGACTTAAATAAGTTGTAAAAGTCATTCTATCCAATAAGTTAGACTTATCAAACTTTATAGCATCATCTTTCCAAGATTGAAATATAGATTTCTTAGGTGCTACGATTAGACACTTCATTAAAGAAGTAGTATTCTCATCAATATGATTAAGCCCTACTAAAGTTTTCCCAACACCAGTACCCAATACTACACCACATCTTTGTTTATTTTTAGTTGCATCAAGTGCTTTTGATTGTACTTCATCTTTAGTCATAATAAAATTTATTTTAACCATTTCATTGTTCTAGCTTCAGTAGGATTTGCATGAATCCAATCATGACAATTCCTACACACGGGTAACCATGTACTTTGAACTAAATAAAATGCTTCTCTATTACTACCAGCATATGTATGATGTACATCAGTTGCACTATTAGTACAACCTTTAACATTTATAGTACATAAGTGGTTTTCTTTTAGATATCTTTCTCTTAATTTAAGATATTCTTGATCTTTCTTCTTTCTTTTAGAAGAAACCCGAGGGATATTAGATTTTTTTGGTTTCTGTGACTTATTTTTACTAGAAAGGCAACTCCAGCAATATTTACAGTATCTAAAACCCTCATGGTTCTTCCATATAACAGTCATCTTTTGACAACCATCACATTCTTTAAGTTTTACTTTCATTTTTTAAACTAGGTAAACTTATAGGTTTTTCTTTTAAACTTAAAAAGTTTTTTGGTAAAACTCCTTGTTCTATAAAAATACTAATAATATCATCTTTTGTCAATAATAAATCTTTAAAATGTATTCTATTTTTAAATTTTTCATCAACTTCAGTTAACTCTATCAGTTCTTTTGTCAATTTTGAATTAGGAAAAAAATACTGAAAAATATCATTTGAATAAGTATTAGTAAGATGTTGTTTAGTCAAATTTAAAACCTTCTGTGCTCTTCGATGAACATTTGTTATTCTTTGTTTTTTTCTTTTACACATTTGATCTATCTCTTTTTGACTAAAGACTGTTTTTTTACCAAATCCATACAAAGCTCTTTTGTATAGATAGTTTTGATAAACTGTATATTTATCTTGTTCATATTGCATTACAGTTTCTGATCGCAACATATAATTATTAACCTGCTCTTTTAACTTTTCCATTTTAATCATACAATTTTAATTTATAAATAAAAGGGGAGCATTACACTCCCCTTTTACAACCCTTAAATTATCTAGTTAAACAGTAAATTCCTGTCCACTAGCATTATTGATTGCATCTGTATTAGATTTAGATGCTGCTTGATATGCATTTCTTAACTCTTCAACATTATCATGTTTAACAAGAGTATCAGAAACACTGTTATCAAAACTCATTTTAGTTCTGCGGTAAATAGGTAGTCCACCAAGAGTACAAACAATACCTGTTTCACCAGCAATTTTAAGATCTCTACTTGGTTCTTTCTCATTAAATGGTTCTAATGATTCTTCTACTATAATTTTACCATCTAGTTGTTGACCAGCAAAGAAACCTGTTGCTTGTAATTCATCAACTGTACCTGGAATCAATGCAGATACTGGTTTTCTACGCAAGAAACCATTATCATCAATCATTGTTCTAATCTGCTGAACACGGATATATCCGTAATCAGGATTATTTTGAGATACATTTACAACAGCTCCTGTTGTCTCATCAGCTAATACTGTTACTTTTGAGTTCATAACTTAAATTTTAAATAAATAAATAATTAATTGATTGTTTGAGTAGATGTTTACTATATCCTTAATTTACTCATGTTAAGGTAAGTGGTAGTTTAAATTCCGGACTATAAACTACGTATCCAAATTATCCGATAAATCTATAATGTCATCAAAAGGATTATTTGATGCATTGTCTTCTATGTCTTCATCGTTCATAGAACTGAAGTCATAATATTTTTCTTTAGTATTTTTCTTGACTGCTGATCCACTAAATGGATCTCTAATGTGTTCACCAAAGTCTAAGGCCATTAAATATTGTATATCTTCATCAGTTAAATCAAGGTATTCTTCTATAGTAAGAAAGACAACTTTTCCATTTGGAAGCTGGTACAACATTATAGGCATAATAAATATGCAGATAAATATATAACATTTAAAGTAATATACTTAAACTAAACTAATAATATTTAATAATATATAGCTAACAATGAAAACAGGGAGATATTAAGTCCCCCTGTTTCATTTTTTAGGAAAAGCATATCGCAGATATACTATTTTAAAACTCTTCTATTTCTTCAAGAGAATCTGATCCAACATAAGTAGTATCTTTTTCTTGAGTACCATCAGATAATAAGTTGGTATACTCAACTTCATATCCTGAATATGAGTGATACCCTTTAAATCTTTTTACAATGACAATAACCTTATCATCTTCATCTGCAAACTTTTCTCTTATTTTATCTTTATTAGCTTGATATCCTAACTGATCTACTAAAGTTTTACACATAGTGCCTTTATCAATAACTTTAGGTAACTTATTACCATCAATTAAGAGTTTAAAAAACAATGTAGAAGCATTAGAACTTTCACAAATCATTGGTGTAATTAATTTTACAAATTCATCTTTATTCTTGTGCTTAATCATTTCACCTAACATTTTAGCAACGTCAGTTTCTTCATAATCTACAGAAATTCTCATACTCAAGTATTTAAACGTTTGTAATCTTTAATTTTTTTTAACAATTCTTCATCAAAACTTGTAAAAAATTTTTTATCAAACTGTCTAATATTTACATGTTGTCTGTAAACATTGGGACATACAGTTTTGCATATCCCAATATTTACAGGATTATCATTCTCGTCAACTAAATTGAGACTAAAGTCAAATCCTAATACAGAAGTAATAATATTATCATCCATATTTTAAATATTAAAAAGGTAAATTATTATTATAGCTAATTGATTGATAAGACGGTACTTCTAACCCTTCATAAATACTTAATCTATTCTTAAATATATTATAGTATTTATCACGTAAAATTTTTCCTTCTTCCCACGTAAAATTTGTAGGAATTTTTTGATCAATAGCTAATGCTCTTCTGCTTAAATCTATAAGATCGTTATCAAGTTCTCCATTGACTAGTATCCAATTAAGCATTCTATTAACATCTTCAGCAGCTTCTAAAACTATTCTTAATTCTTTACCTGGTAACCAAGCTCCACATGTTAACACCTTTGTAAAAAGTTTAGTATCTATGTTTAATCTTTTATAAGGTTGATTCTTGCAAAACTCAGCAACTAATTCTTCTATAGAGTTAATTTTACATTTAACAATCTTATTTAAAATTCTGCTGTTAATCATAACTAGCAAATTGTTAAAATGTCCTTCTGTTTTAAACCAAGGTGCAAATTGAGACATAATATCATTTTTTACACTATGATCTAGATTACATAATCTTTTACCAAACCAAATTTTCATAGTCTGTTTTTTCTTATCATAAGTAGCCCCATCATGTGTATTATGTTTAAAGAATAATTTACCATTCTCAAACATTGGAGTTTTACTACATATACTCCAATAAATATGAGTATCAGTTTCTTTTTTTGTTTCAAAACAAAACTGCGGTACACCATGACTATAATATTTTAATCTTTTATAATCATCATCTTGGGACATAAGATCCACATAATACATTTTGTATTCTCTTTCTCCCATTAAAAACGTTACTTTTCCTTCTTTCATAATCATATATTTTTTTATTAGCACCATCTGTAAAGCAGGGAGAAGAATTACCTTTTAACTTCTACACTGTGTATTACACATAACAAGAAGCACTTTACAAATGGTCACGAGATAAAGTTTCTACCTTTACTTCCACACGGATGCTTCCGCATTGTCTTATCTCTTGCTGCCAACTCCTCAGTGTAGAATATTTTATTGTTCGCTCCAGAACCTGTCCTTTGCTTTACAGCTACTAAGCCCTTGACTTTTTACTGTGAACTCAATATTTATTAATCCCTCTCAAATGGCATTTCAAGGGTACACTGGATAAGCTTATATGTTTAGTTATTCCTGCATTGGACGAGAAGGTTGCAATCCTTAAACTTAGCTGTTACAATTTCACTTATCTTTCTTTAGTGATTAGAGAGAGGTCACTCCAACATAGATGAACATCACATCTACCCTCTACTATTGTTATAGTCTGTTTAATCACAAGGTTTCAAGGTTTAACCTAAAAATTAAATAATAAAACACCATCTTGAAAATGCCAATCTACATCGGCACTTATATCTAAATCACGTTCATCAATTATATCATGAGCTTGTGGTGTAATATTAATGTAATCATTACAGTTAATAATAAGTAAATAATCTTGATACTGAATTAGGTCTAATGTAATTAATGATCCGTTAATCTTTGAGGGTTTAACTGGATAATATATATCATCTAATACTAAAGTTAATTCACAATCATCTACATTTTGTTGTACATCTATAGTTATAGATTGTAAATCATAATCTCTCATCTGAGCATAACTTAAACTTGTAATACTCAACAATACTAAAATCAATATTTTTTTCATTTTTTCTTAATTAAATTTATAAAAATGGCAGGGCTTTTACACCCTGCCAATAGATTTATGATAAGAGTGATATCATAGTAGAAACGTCACCGTCACTAAGATCAACATCACACTCTTCATCATCAACAACTACCTTGCAACCTGCAAGAGTCAGTATTTCATCCCAATAAACAAAAGCATCTTTAGTATCTACAAAATACTGAACCATATCTTTTGTCTTTATGGTAAAATTACTAACACGACCACCACCCTGATTTAAATCAGAGAAGTAGATACGACCATCTACATAAAATCCAACACATTGTTCACCTGTAATGGACATTGGTGCAGAAAAGTCTATCATACTTTCAGATGGAGTCTCTCTACTTACAGTAAAATCATTATTGGTTTGACCAACAAAGAATCTGTACTTAGAGTTTGGATTTGCATTATATGCATTAACATATATGACACCATCTTCAAGTCCATTCTTACAGAACATGTACTCACAAGCTTCAGGATTAGCTCTAGTCATATCACCTGAGTAGATAATATCTTTCTCACCAGAATAAAATTTACTATTCCATCCCACTTTCTGACCACTAAGACCTATGTATGATAAATCCAAATCTTGAGCCCCATCATTCCCAAACCAATTAATTCCAAAAATAGAATTTGATTTTGAAGGAATAATATAGCTACCAAATGGAATATTACCAACATATGTCTTCTCTGAAGTAGGTACTGCAAGTCTTAAATTAGTAGGAAGTTTAACTCTACCTAATTGTTTTTCTCTGATGTTATCAGCAAGAGATTCCATAAAGATATCTCTCATCCATAACAATCTAGAAGGAACAATAATATCATTATTTTCCTTAATAAAAGTCTTACCATTCCTGATCAAAAAGAATTTGCTCGCAGAACATGATGATTTAACATCAATTGCCTTAATCAATCTTACTAACTTAAAGTTAGATAAAGATTTAACCTTAGACATAAGTTCTTGAACATTAAAATCCTTTTTGGTAAGAATAGTTTCCCAGTAACCTGCAACAAATGGTTTATGATGCTTATTAGCAAGTTTTCTCAACTTGTTTACTAATTTACGCATCAAAGCATCTTTTCTCAATGCAAGAAAAAATGGTTTGTATCTAAAGAAGACACTAGATAGTTCTTCTAAACCAAATTTTACCATCTGATTATGTATTGTAACCATACTAGTATTCATATAATTCAAAGAGATCTTAGCAATTAACTCTTTGTTTTTAATCAAAAGAGTATCACCTGTAATTTGATAAACTACAAATCTAACCATCTCATCTGCTGAATTAGGTAAAATGTCAAGTAATGCATGCAATCTCATCTTTGCTTCAATGTTTTTAACAACATTGATATCAATTTGAAAATCAAATTCTGTAATAAGATCGAACAAATTATCAAGTGTATCTTCTTTCAAAGCAATACCAGACTCAAGCATATCTTGCACCTTGATACCAATTTCTAATTGAGTAATAGGTTTAATAACTTTACACTCACTAAAATCTATACAAACATCAGTATCTTCACCAAAATTGTCATTAACAATGTAAGGTGTAGCAGTATATTCACTACCATA